TCAGGGTTCATGGTGCGGCGTCTCCTGCGTCTGCCCCAGGTCATACTGCCCGGTGGGCGGCAATGCGCCGCGGCCGTGATGGGCCAGGCTGTGCATGGCGGCGACCACCGCGCCCTGGGTCAGGCTCATGGTGCGCGCGTCGACATGGCGGCGGTCCAGCCCGCAGGAGAGCAGCCCGGGCAGGGCGGCCAAAGCGAGGGTGGAGGCGAGATTGCTGTCGATCACGTCCCAGTAATCGCCGGCCACCGCGCCGATGAGCATGGAAAGGCTGATCTGGGTGGTGGGTTGGGCCAGCCAGCCCAGAATGCGCCGCCCCCAGAGCTTCAGCGGCGAAGAGGGTGCGGGTTGGAGGGGGGTAGGGGTAGGAAGGTCTATCATGGGATCAAACTCCTGGAAGGGATGTTTCGGTCAGGAAATGTTTCTGTTCATGAAAAGCGCTTTCTCCGCTGCCCTGCGCCTGACCAGCCCGGGCAGTACGGTTTCAGCGTTCTTGTCGGGGCTGCGGGCATGGACCCAGCGACCGAACTCGCGGCTTGCGCGGTCGAAATCGTTTTCCAGCACCGCCGCCCAGAGATGGGAGCGCAACAATGCAGCCAGCCCCAGGTTGTAGGCGAAGTCCGCCAGCGCTGCGGTCCGTTGGGGGGGCAGATCGGGCTTGCGCCTGAGGATCTCGCCTGCCAGCGCGTGCAGGCGCCCTTCCATCCAGGCCTCGGCCTGGCTCTGGCTCACCGGGGGCGTGCGGGAGGTGACCGGATGGCCGCTGCCGTCACGCGTGGCGCCGTAGCCGATGCTCCATATTCCGGCAGGGCAGGCATAGGGGCGGGCGCTGAACCCCTCGAAGCTGCGTGCCAGTCGGGCCGCCAGGGCGCTGGCCTGTTCCTGACCCGGGGCCCCGGGAAGCGGTGGGGGCGTGCTCACAGGAGGTGCCTGCTGGTCAGCCAGTGGATGAGGATCTGCGCGAAGCCCGAGCCGAAGGCCGAAGCCCCCCAGATGATCGGCGCATTGACCATGATGGCCCGTCGCCAGCCGGTTTCGGTATGGCGGATGCGGTCCTCATGGTTGGCAAGCACCGTCTCCTGCTGGGCGAAACGCTGGTCGGTCTGGGCGAAGCGGTCCTCGTGCTGGGCAAACCGACTGTCCATGCGCCGCGCCAGGTCCTGGAACTCTGTGGCCCGTACGTAGGTCATGGCGTGTTCTCCTGTGGGGCTGCGTTCCGGTCGGCCATCAGGCCAGCGAGATCGGCAGGGGTGGCGGGCAGGGGGGTGCCGGCCGGCGATTTCCCGGCGGCGATAGCGCGCAGCGAGGCCACATAGGCCTGCACGTCCGCAGGGGCCGGGGTGCCCATCATGCCCCATTGCTCATAGAGGGCGGGGCCCAGCTGGCGCAGGCGGCTGCGGGCCTGAAGGGCCAGCGGCACGGGTGCAGGCTTGGGTGCATAGGGGGTTACGTCCCACCCGCCGTGGGCGTTTTTCACCAGGGCCTTGGGCGTCTGGTAACGGGCCGGGTCTTTCCATTCCGTTTCCGTAACGTCAGGCAGAGCCACCCATTTCACGTTCGGGTCAGCTGTTATGACCTGGCTCCAGCCGATCACGGGGAAGGGACCATGGCCTGACAGATCGGTGTCATTTCTTACGGCAGCGTAATGGGTTGGGGCCGGCTGTGCCCCGGCTTGTGCCTTGAATGAAACGGCGCTCAGCAGCGGGCGGGCGACGGAAGCTGCATGGGCCCGCTTGCCCAGCACGCGGAGGGTGTAGCGGGACGCCACCCCCTGGCCGCCGAAGCCGCCACTGGCGTTGACTGTATACCAGCAGGCTACTGTGGCCTGGGTGGAGGTGGGTGCGCTCATTCCCTGGGTCAGCAGGTTGACCGCATTGGCCGCGACATTGGTCGAGACCTCGATGATCGGCGTGACGGAGGGGTCAAAGGCTTCGGGAAAGGTGACCGTATCGCCGTATTTCACGGTCGCGTCGAAAACCTGCTCGAAATCATAATCCGCATTCCCCATCGCCACCCCGGTCCCCCCGCCAGGATTCTGCAAGGTGGTGGCGCCGTCTTTCGTGGTCAGCAGCCGGTTGCCGGCGTTATCGGTGATCGTGCCGTCAGCGTGGAAAACGGTGGTGGCCCTCTTAAGATCGCTCCCATCGTTTTTTGCAGATGTAACGATGAGATTTGCAGAAGTTGTCCCATGATCGGTAATATCATCGAATAGGAGTCGAACACTTTGGTAATTATCTATGAGATTTCTTAACTCATACATGCCCCTGGCAATAACAGATGAATCAAAACTTGCCGCTCCAGTTACTTTAAGAAATTGAATATTCGCTACCTGATCGACTTTCAAAGATCCGGTAATCTCTCCACCCCTCAACGGCAGGTATTTCGACATATCCACGCTGGTGACGTAGAGATCGCCTGCCTTGTCGGTCAGCTTTCCGTCGACGGTCAGGTCGTTGGTGATCGTGCCGCCTGAAGCGGGTAGGAAGGCAGAGGTATCAGCAGTCGTCAACAGCCGGTTGCCGGCGTTATCGGTGATCGTGCCGTCAGTGTGAAAGGTGGTGACCGCCTGCTTGCCGCCGTCATCCAGGGCCATAACCTGCGCGCTGTTCGTGCCGTCGGGCAGGGCCTGGAAGCGGAACTTGGCCGCCTTGTCACTGTCCTTGAGGCTTTGGGCGGAGAAGGCCAGGTTGGAGAGAACGGTGCTCTGCCCGACAAGATTGCCGAGCACGCGCGCGGCGCCGTCCACTTTAAGATCACCCGTGATCTCCCCCCCAGTGATGGGCAGATACGTTGCGCCATCCCGCATGGTCAGGAAGCGGTTGCCCCAGTTGTCGGTGACCGTGCCATCGGGGTGGAAGAAAGTCCCGACTTCGGTGGTGCCGCTGCTAACCCGGATGATAGCCGTGTTGTCGGTGCCCAGGGTCAGGCGCTGGAGGGCGGCCCACTGAGCGGGGTTTTCGGGGTTCATGATCTCGAGCACGTCGTCAGACGTGATGGCGCCTGTTGCGCTGATCCGGGCTGCGTTCAGGTTTCCCAGCACTGTGGGGCCGTCCACCTTGAGGGTGCCTGTGATCTCACCGCCGGCCAGGGGCAGAAAGCCCGTGCTGCCGCCGGCGCTGCCCAGGGTGATGTAAAGCGGGTTGGTTTTCGTGCCCACGCGCCGGTCGCCCGAGACGAGCTCGACGGGCGCGCCTGCGCCCATGTTGGGGCCCGGGTCGGTTCCGGCAGGGGGCGGGGCGGTCAGCGTGGCGATGAGGGGGGCGTTTTTCGTGCCGGTCCCATGGCCGCCGGCCACCAGGGTTACGGGCGCGCCAGTCTGCGTTTGAGCGAAGGCGGGCGCGCAGGAGAGCGCCAGCCAGGAACAGGCGCCCGCAGAAAGGAATTTGCGCATACAAGATCATTCAAGGCTGAAATGTCCCGTCAACGCGTCTGGAAATCCCTTCGCGTCCGTGAGGGGAGATTAGGCAGGCCTTTTCACCACTTCCAAATGAAAGCTTCATGAAAGCTTTTTCCTGAGCCGTGACTTTCCCAAGCGGACCCCCTAAAGTGCCGGGCGTTCCGGCCTGGTTTCGGAACATTCCTGTTCCACGCGCCAGCCCGAAGTGAGAAAACAACATGCACGTACCCTCCCAAGGTTTTTCCACCCTGCAGCTGGTGCTTTATCTCCTGTGGCTGGGCACCTATGCTCTGAGCGCCTATATTCTTATGGGCATGGCTTCTTACGCCTGTGTGAAGCGCAAGGGCTTCCGGCGACCCGTTCTCCTGGTGATCGTGTGCCTGCTCTGCTGGCCGGTTCTTATCCTGCTCGAACTGTTGCGCAGCCCCAATGGTGTGGAGAGTTCCCGGCGACCGATTGAATATGTCGGCATGGGCCTGGCGGCTTTGAACATTCTGCTCCCCGTGCTGATGTACCTAAGCCGGCTTTGAAAACCTGCAGTAAAGCTGCGTATGTTCCGGCCTGGTTTCGGAACATTCCTGTTCCACGTGCCAGCCCGAAGTGAGAAAACAACATGCACGCACCTCCCCAAGGTTCTTCTGCCCTGCACCTGGTGATTTTATTCCTGCTGCTGGGCGTCTATGTTCTTGTGGGCATGGCCTCTTACGCCTGTGTGAAGCGCAAAGGCTTCCGGTGGCCCGTTCTCCTGGTGATCGTGTGCCTGATCTGCTGGCCGGTTCTTATCCTGCTCGAACTGTTGCGCAGCCCCAATGGTGTGGAGAGTTCCCGGCGACCGATTGAATATGTCGGCCTGGGCCTGGCGGCTTTGAATATTCTGCTCCTCGTGCTGGGGTGCCTAAGCCGGTAGTGAAAAGCTGCAGTAAAGCTGCCTGCGGTGAAAAAACACCATGACATCATTTTTTGATTACTTCCCGGCGGTCAATGATGTTGCCCTGAGTATTTCCAACAACAGGTTCCCTGTAGGGGTTCCTGTGGTGGTGCTGGTATTTGTCGGCATCATCGGTCTCAGCACTTTCCTGTGCCTCGCAAGGAAGGGGTTTTCACCGCTGGAGGTGTGGTTCTTCACCTGTGTGACCGTGTGGCCGGTCCTGATTCTGCTTGAACTGTGGCCAAGCGCCGAGGAGGAAACCCGGCCTCCCTTTATTTTTGAATATATCGGCCTGGCGATAGCGGCGCTCTCTTTGCTGGGCGGGGTCGTGTTCCTGTTGAACAGATTTGCATGAATTCGGTCGTGACCTCACCCTTGGCCTGTAAACTGATCTCTGTCTTCTTCTCTGCTCTGGAGATCCTGATGCTGATTGCGACAGTCCTGGTCGTGGGGAGGGCAACTTACGCCTGTGCGGAGCGCAAAGGCTTTCAGCCGCCCACCCTCTGGGGCATTCTGGGAGCGATATTCTGGCTTTATCTTCCCATTCTCGAACTCACGGACGCCACCACGCCGGAAAAGATCTCCCCACGTCCGGTTGAATATATCAGCTGGATTGTTTTCTGCCTGTTGATTGCAAGCGTTGTTCTTGCCGGTAGTTTTCAGGCTTCTCCCTGAAATATGAAGGGCTGCAGCCCGTCTTGCGTGTGGCGCAGGCCTGTGCCAGTCTTTTCAGCGGAAGAAAGCGGCGCAGTTGTGGTTAACTTGCCAGCTGAAGCAGCCAAATCCTCTCTGGCAGGAAAGATCCGGCGTCGGGCTGCATGGCGTCGCAAAAGGGTGTTACTGCGCCCCTTTACCGCTTTCTTTCACTCCCAGGCTTGAGGCCGGTCCGGCAATAGGTGACCAATCGGTGCCCCAAAGCCACTGCCATCCAGGCCAGGCTATTGAAAAGGGGGATAAGAAAGGACTCACCGGATCGCGGCGTGCCCTGCAGGAAAGTGGTGCCGATCTCTGCCAGGTCTTTTATGTCGTCAGAGGCCTGGTCGATCCGGTCTCCGTACACATCCAGCAGGACCTCGTCGAGCTTGTAGGGCGCAAACATGCTGTAATTGTTGCGGAGCCGTGCCCGCTCCCGGAGAACCAGCAGGTTCTTCTCCTGTTGCCGCACTTTCCTGAAACTGGCCAGCGCTTCCTCCTTGCCATTACGGTGCAAGGTAGTTTCCAGCGTGTCGTCCAGCACCTCTTTGAGGGCTCTGGAGAAGTGGGCGATGTCGGGGTTATAGGACTTCATGGCGCTCATCAGATCTTCACCCAGGCGTGTGAAAGCCAGATACTGTTCACTGCTGAGCGTTCCGTCGCGGGTTTGCTGCAGAAGATCCTGGGCCAGTTTCTGGACCGGAACCGTGGCCTTGGGCAGGCTGCCCCTGTCCGCCTTTTCCACAACCTGCTTGAGGCGGGCGGTAAAGTCGGGTCCTGTCTCAATGATAGTATTGCCCAGGATATCCTGAAGACGCTGCTCATGGTCCAAAACGATCTGACGAAACATTGCATGCGACAGATACGCATTGCCCTGCTCCAACCCGGTTGTTCTGACAAGGGCCCGTATGAACTGCCTGAACTGCTCCGAGAGGGTTCTTTGAGCGTCGAAAGCCAGGGCAGTTCTTTCCAGGGCCGGGGCATCAGTGACCTGAGCGGGGCGCAGGTTGATGCCGTAATGCGCCTGGGCTTTCCGCGCCAGGCAGGCGCGTTCAGGACTGCTTTCATCGCCGGTCAGCCAGAAATTGACAACTGCCATGGCAAGATCTCCTCAAGTGCAGGGTGGACCGGGTCATAGCACGTGAACCGGACTGATCGTAAACGTTCCCTGTGATCGACAGCGACGCTCAGGAAAGAGAGAGGACCTTCAAAAAACTTGAAAGCATTGCGTCATTGCACGGGATATGTCAGCTTCGTCAGCGGAAGAAAGCGGCGCTAGTGGGCCGTTTGCCAGAAGCAGCAGTCAAATCATCTCTGGCAAACAATGATCCGGCGTCGGACTGCCTGATGCCGCAAAAGGGGGCATCCTAACTAGGATGACTCGCTCCCCTTTACCGCTTTCTTCCAACGCTTCAGATAATTCGCCCTGATTTACGCAAAAGCGCCTGGGAATTGCGCCTGAGCGTGGCGTGTGACATTCACGGTGATGGAAGAAAGCGGCGAGTAGCGTTCGACTTGTCAGAGGCAGTAGTCATTTTGGCTCTGACAGGAAAGCTCCGGCGTCGGACTGCATGGCGTCGCAAAAGGGAACGTCCTTAAAGGACGGTGCGCACCCTTTTGTCGTTTTCTTTCACTCCCTCTAGGGTCCTTTGCTTCAGCCATCCCAGTCCAAGGCCCGGCTGCCGTGTGCGACAAGCCGAGGGCCCTTTACTGGATCATTTTCCGAAATTGACCGTTCACGATGATCGTGTTTGCCCGTCCGTGATGGTAGGCTGCGGCTTTTCTGAGAAGAACGCTGCATTCTCTGACTGAGAGGCGAACGTGTTCTCCTGCTTTTGTTGAGAAGATCTATGAAGGCCTATCTGGACTCCATTTTTAAGTACTTCCCAATATTCAGCGACGTGAATGATGTGTTTTCAGCAACCCTTCCCATTGTAACGCTGGTATTTGTGGGGATTATTGCGCTTTCTGCTTATATCTGTGTATCCCGAAAGGGGTTTGGCCCCATACTTTCTTGGGTGTTTATGTGCGCGGCTTTCTGGCCGTGGTTGATTGTGCTCGAATTATATCCGAGCGCGAATAAGGAAAAGACTTTACCAACAGTCATTGAACAGATTGGCTTGGCCATAGCCATTATATCTGTTTTGGGCGGCATCGTATTTCTGTTTAACAGATATCTGTAAATTATAACTCTGAAGATGTCTTAAGGGGACCCTATGCCGCCACATGACTTGATTCCGCCCTATATCGAGGAGGGGCTGGCTGACATGGTGGCAGTAGTGTGCTTCTTTTCAGGCTGGGCTACCTATGCCTGTGCGAAGAGGAAGGAATTTAACCCAGCGCCATTCTGGGGGTTTTTGGGAATATTTTTTTGGCCAGTTCTTCTTATTCTTGAAATCTCAGACACTTATTCTCCTGACAAGGTGGCCCCACGTCGTATTGAATATATCGGAGGAGCAATGATTTTGCTCTACCTTGGCGTAATTTTCAGTGGTGTGTTTGCTTAATAAGTGAACTGAGAGAGATAGTGGCTTAACTGTAGGGCAGGTATAGTCCTCAGAGCTTGCCCATTGATATTTGAAATGAGCGTTCTTCCAGGTAAGTGCCCTGCTGTCTTGCGAAGCAGCTACAGATGTTTTTCTGTGTCGTTCTGTTATTCAGTCCGTTTCCGGCGGTTAATGGGGCATAGCGTAGGGAAGGGCGCTGTGCGTCGCCGAAACTGCAGGGCTGCGACCGGTCTTGCGGGGAAAACCGGTATATGCCAGTCTTTTCACTGGAAGAAAGCGGCGCAGTTGCAGTGGTATCGTCAGAAGTAGCAGTCAACTCATCTCTGGCGTGCAAAGATCCGGCGTCGGGCTGTTTGATGCCGCAAAAGGGAGGCATCCCCAAAAGGATGAGGCGCGTCCCTTTACCGCTTTCTTTCACTCCCTCTAGGGCCCTTTGCTTCAGCCATCCCAGTCCAAGGCCCGGCTGCCGTGTGGGCAACAAGCCGGCGGCCCTTTGCTGGAACATTTTCCGGAAATGACCGTTCATGATGATCGTGTTTGTCAGCCCGTGATGGTAGGCTGCGGCCTTTCCGAGAAGAGCACTGCCTCCTCTGGCTGAGAGGCGCGCGTGCTCTCCTGCTTTTGTTGAGAAGACCTATGAAGGCCTATCTGGAATCCATTTTCAATTACTTCCCAATATTCAGCAGCATGCACTCTAGATACTCTGTAGCTTTGCCTGTTGTGGTAGTGATATTCATAGCCATTATGGCGATGGCCTCTTCTGCCTGTGTATCCCGAAAGGGGTTTGAGCCCGTAGATGTTTGGGTATCTATATGCGCGGCTTTCTGGCCGTGGTTGATTGTGCTCGAATTATATCCGAGCGTGAAAAAGGAAAAGACTTTACCGACTGTCATTGAACAGCTTGGCTTAGCCCTAGCCATTATATCCATTTTGGGCGGCATCGTATTTCTGTTTAACAGATATCTGTAAATCATAAATCTGAAGATATCTTGAGAGGACCTTATGCCGCCACATAACTCGATTCCGCCCTATATCAAGGACGCGCTGGCTGACCTGATGGCAGTAGTGTGCTTCTTTTCAGGCTGGGCTACCTATGCCTGTGCGAAGCGGAAGGAATTTCATCCAGCGCCACTCTGGGGGTTTTTGGGAATATTTTTTTGGCCAGTTCTTCTTATTCTTGAAATCTCAGACACCTGCTCACCTGAAAAGGTGGCACCACGTCGTATTGAATATATCGGAGGAGCAATTATTTTGCTCTACCTCGGTGTACTTTTCAGTGGTGTGTTGGCTTAGTAAGTGAGGCGACGGGCAGGCTTTTGCTGTGCAGTGATAAGGCTGCATGCGTTAACAGGCTGCTAAAAATACGTCAGCCGCAAGCGTTTTTGCAGATTTGTTTTAACCGAAAATCTGATTTCCTGTCCCTCATTTCTGACTTCGGCGGGAGTCGTCTTTACTCACTTTCTCCTTCTTTTTCTTGAAACCATGAATTGCACTTGTAACCGTGAATTGAAACATATCTTTCCCCAGGCTTTTTCCCGCTCCCTTAATGAAGTTTTCCTTCCACTCGTCAGGATGACCGCTCAGAGCGTTTAGCGTTCCACCCTTGACGGCATTCCTGACGGGCTGTGACAGGACGGGATCAAGGTTAACGCCCCGTTTTCGAAGAGCCTTGTGGCTTAGTTGTATTGCGCGTGTACGCGCCAGGGCCTGGCCACCTGCGGAAAGAATTTTGCCACCAAGTATCGAGGTAAGCACGTCACCTGCTGTTTGCCCTGCTATATTTACGTAGTGTCCACCCCAATCTCCTTCCCGTTCCTGGTCAGCCTCATCAAGCCAACGTTCATTATTTTCAGCGGCGCGTTCAATAAAGCGGGATAATGGGTTTTCTACGTAATGGTCCAGGGAAGTCAGGGTTGCGCCCAGATGCTCCAATCCGTTGAACGGTCGAACGACTTGGGTTGCGGCGGCCCCGACGAAATCCGTTCCCAGATGTATATAGGGGTGTGTATGTGGGTCTACGTAATGACCCGCATGCATCGGATCCTGCAGGATGCCCAAGGTACTACTAGAGATTTTGCTGAGCGTGGGCCAGCTGCTTTTGCCGCCTTCCGACAGGCCCCGATTCAATTGCCCGGAGGTGCGGTTTTCCTCTTTTCCATCAGCGTGCCCTGGCATGGAGACGGGTTGGGTAAGAGCGTTTGCAGAAAGGGGCGGCGTTTGAGCCGCTGTGCTGCCAGCTGGATTGGCGCTTCCCTGCCTGTAGCGTCTTGTTGCCAAGGCTTGGGGCGGGGGCACTGTCGTTGTTGGTGCCGGGTTGCGTATCATTGCCGGTCTGGGTGTTTAAAGCGTCCAGTTGGTCGCCGAAATGCACCTGAAAGGGGCTGAATGTCTGGGGGAGTGGGGGCCATCTGGCACCCTCCTGCGATAAACGTTTCTATATCGTTCTGTTTTACGGTCCATTCCCGGCGGTTAATGGGGCATAGCGTAGGGAAGGGGCGCTGTGCGTCGCCGAAACTGAAGGGCTGCGACCGGTCTTGCGGAGAAACCTGGTATATGCCAGTCTTTTCACCGGAAGAAAGCGGCGCAGTTGTGTTCCGCTTGCCAGAGGTAGCAGTCACATCATCTCTGGATAAGCAAAGATCCGGCGTCGGACTGCTTGGCGTCGCAAAAGGGGCCATCCTTGATAGGATGACCCGCACCCCTTTACCGCTTTCTTCCGTTTCTCCTTATTTAGTCCTTCTTGAACTGTGGTTCAGGATGCCGCCTGAAATACCCTTCCGAAATTCATTAAATACCTGATGATAGCAATCTCTAGGATTTGCTCAATGCTCACTATGGTTATTTGAATTAAGGAAGTGGATTACAGATAAGAGCATGAACTTGTTTCCCTGAATCAACCGCGGTATTCCGTTGCGATTATAAAACGGAATCAGGTAAGTCCCCGCTATATTTCCCTGCTGTCTTTCTATGATTAAGAAGGATAATGATTAAGAAGAATAATTGGCTCCAGAGGGGGAGTGTGATATTACCGTTCATGGAAGAAAGCGGCACAGTTGCTGGGGCCTCGTCAGAAGCAGCAGTCATTTCATCTCTGGCGGGATAAAAAGGTTCGGCGTCAGACTGCCCGACGTCGCAAAAGGGTGTTTCCGCGCCCCTTTACCGCTTTCTTCCATTGCCCGCTCGGCCGGAAAGCACCGCATTATTTGCCTTCGCCCCAGTAATAGAATTCCCTCTCAGGGCAGCACGTCCGTGTGGTGAAACCAGGGGGATCCACCATGGGCAAATAGGGAGAAATCTGTGGCGCCTATCTTCCGCCACCAGCTGCGTAAGCGGTGGAAGGCTGTTTCTTCCCGCCAAGAGCGTTGAAGTTCAGCCACCTGGATTGTGAAGCTTATTTTGCTCTTCTTCTTCCAGTGTTCCCTTGATCAATAAGTAAATTAACTTGATAAGAGGCCCACTGAAAAAGATCAGGCTCAAATGCTGTTTGAAGGAAATACATGATTTCGGATATTCCGTTTTTCCCAGTGGTTGGTGCATTTGTTTACCATGATGAACGTGCTCTCATTCACGTGACAGCAGATCTGTTCATAGGTGTGTGTGCTTATATGTGTGCAAAACGCAAAGGGTTTTCTCCTGTGGCGCTTTGGGCAATCGCGTGCGGCATAATGGCACCTTTTTTGATCGTTCTGGAGCTGTGTCGCAGCAAGAACCCGGGGAAAACTTCATTACGTCTGGTTGAATATTTCGGAACAGCTTTAGTCTTGTTCTCAATTATTGTTGTCTTTTATGAATTCTTTTATCAAGTGAAAATATGATATGAATAATATTTTTAGGAAATAAATCATCTTGATCACAGTCGTGAGAATGCTTCCAGACTGGCTGGGAAAGCATTCAACTTGGTATCTCTTGAGAGAGTGAAATGGAACTATCTCAAATCGTTCATCTTAAATTTTCCTATGCGGTTAATCTTACGATAATTTTCCTGTTCATCATCCAGATGATCCTGGGTAGTATCGCCGCTTATTCCTGTGTGAAACGCAAAGGTTTCTGTCCTGCCCTGGCCTGGGTGGCTTTATGCGTGATGATGCCCCTTTTTTTGCCCCTGCTTGAAATATGGCCCAAGGCGAGGGCAGAAAACATTCCGCCAAAGTTCATTGAGTACCTGGCCATTGCGGTCACAGGGGTGTGTTCAATACTTGCCATGTTTATCTGAGTAAAGAGAACGGATCCTGGACGTGAGCATGGACCATTTGTCGCGGAAGAATATAGGCTCTGCCAGCAAATCGCCGCTCTAATATCCATCCCGCTCTCTATGGTGGAGAAGGGGATTTGGTTCCAGAGATAGAGTGTGATACTCCCAATCATGGAAGAGAGCGGTGCTGTGCGGTCATTGACCAGAGGCAGCAGTCAATTCATCTCTGGCAATTAAAGATCCGGCGCGGACTGCCTTGCGCCGCAAAAGGGCACGAATGCACCCCTTTGCCGCTTTCCTCCAACGCTTCATATAATTGAGCGCCGGCGTCATTAGAGGAGTTGCCTCCAAGCGCGGACGATGGCACTCTCAGCAATGGAAGAAAGTGGCGCAGTTGTGATCCGCTTGCCAGAGGTAGCAGTCAAATCATCTTAGGATAAGCAAAGATCCGGCGTCGGACTGCTTGGCGTCGCAAAAGGGACCATCCTTGATAGGATGACTCATAGCCCTTTACCGCTTTCTTCCCTCAGATAATTTCAAGCCCAGACCGTTTTAAATACTGTTTCCGCACTTCAGCGTTTTTATTGCGTTTCAGCGCAACAGTAACGGGTCGTAGATCTTCAGAGATTAAATCAAGATTGGATCAAGCAAGAGGCCAGTAGTCCTCTTTTTTGAGTCGTGACATTGTAAACCCTGTCCCCTACATTGCCGCGCGTTCGTATTGGTTAACCATGAACGGTAACAACAGAGCGCTTCTTTCCAGCGCCGGGAAACAGGACAAGACAGCATGACTCTCTCCAAAGCAGCCGTGGCCCTTTTCGGTTTTACTCTTCTGGCAGGCTGTGCAACAGCGCCCGACGATGTGAAACCCATCAATGTGCCGACTGACAGTTACCAGTATATGAGCTGCCAGCAGCTGGCGCAGGAAGCGGTGAGAGTGGGTGAAGCCCAGGACAAGCTGGCTGACGAGCAGGGCAGCACCCGGTGGCGTGATATCTGGACCGGCCGTGACATCCTGTCGCGCGACCACGAAAGAAGCCTGGCCCGTGCCAAGGGCGAGCTCAACGCGATCCAGGCCGTTCAGAAACAGAAGGCCTGTGGTTCCACACCCGTTCCTGCCGTTCCTGTAACACCAGCCGCTCCTGCCACGCCTGTAAAATAAGGCTCAGCTAAACAGCCGCGACGCCACCTGCTCTCCTTTACAGGAGGGGAGGTGGCTTCCCGGATGCATTTTCCCGCCCTTAGATCCGCCTGTCGTTTCAGGCACTGGCTGGATTTCCAGCGCCTGCAGAAAGCAGCGCTTAGCTATAGATCCAGGGAGCCTGCTGGAGGTGACGCTTCATTATTGGCCGTATGTCATTGTGTTCTGGGTAGGCCCCTTCATTCCGTTTTTGTGTCGCAAGCTGCGCAAGCGGTGGAAGGCTACTTCTTCTCAAGAAGAGCATTGAGATCCAGCTGGTTGGGATCCAGCAGCTTGTTGTGCAGTCCCTCTTCCAGGGCGCTTTTGAGGTTTTCTGTGCGCCGTGTGGTCATGTAATCGATCCCGCGCCCAACCCAGGGGGCTAGCGGGAAGGCGGCTTCCTTCGCCAATTTGGCGGCCCCAGTAGCCCGTTGGGTCAGCGGAGTGTTGGCAAACAGGTTTTTGGCCGTATTGGTGCCCAGGGGCTGGGCAAGATCGGTGGTTGAAAGCTGTCTGGTCACATTCGCCAGCTTGTCCAGCTTGGTGCGTGTTTCAGGGGAAACAGCCTCATCAGGGCGCAGGTTGCGCGCGATGCCGTCACGGTGCAGGGCGTCGGAAAGGGCTTGCACGCGTGTGTGCATCATGGCCCCTGTACCTGTCTCCAGCGGTTGGTTCTGCAGGTAACGCATTTCATCAAGCCTCTGCGCCTGCGTCATGTAGTCCTTTAGCGCGTCTGGATAAGCAGGGGCGCCACGTGCGATCGCCATGTCGAGCTGGTCGCGCAGCGGGATCAGATGAGGCAGGGCTTCCTGAAGGTTGCGCCTGTTGGCGTCCGTCCCGGCAGAAATGTCATGGTGCAGGGTGCGTCGTGCCGCATAGAGGTCGCGTGGCAGGGCCTCACCCTCGGGCGTGCTCAAGGCGCGCTGCATGACCGGTACATACTGCCCCACCATATCGGCCACATGGGTGGGGACGGCCTTGTCGCCGGCGATTTTCTGGGCCTGTTCGATGAGATGCAGGGCGTGTACGGGCTGCTGGCCTCTGAAGACGTCCCCATCAAAGCCGAAATGCTGCTGATCGTAGCGGTTAAGGTTGCGGCTGGCGGCGTCGGTGTGGAGCGGCGTGCCAGCGACTTCATCCTGCCAGTAGTTCTTGATCGCTGCCTGGTTGGCCGCTTCGCGGCTCTTGAAGGCATTCTCAAAGGCCGGGGTGGTGTTGCGCAGCGTGTTTTCCAGGGTCGCAAGCCCCGTGTTTCCCGTGTGCTGGGCAAGCGTGTACTGCACGCCTGGAATTTCCGCCGGCACCAGCTGGAAGGGCGCACCCTTGCCGAAGGTCCTGATGATGTCGTTCTGCAGCTGGGGGAGGTTCTTGTTGCGCATCATCGGGCTGAGACGGGTGCTGTTCACCATCTCCTGCGGCGTGCTGGTCGGGTCGGGTGTGGGAGCCGGCGCGGTCGGCGCTTCTGGGCTTTTGCGGGTTTCCAGCCCCGCGTCCTTGGCGCTGTCGAGGGTGCGGGAAGCTTCTTTCAGCGCTTCTGTGGCCGCTTCATGCTGTGCGGCTGCCTGCGCCGCCTGCTGGGAAAGCTGGGCCTGCTCCTGCGGCGTGGCAGCGTGCGCGGCTGCATTGCGCAGCTGCGAGGCCGAAGCCGCACTGGCTTCCTGCTGGCGCAAAGCGGTTTGATAGGCGTCATGCGCCTCTTCAAGGGCCCTGTCAGTCTCGGCGATCCTTGAGGCGTGCGCCGCCTCTGTTGGCGCGCTCTTGGCCATCTCCGCCTCAGCCTGTGGGGCTCCGGGGCCCGGTAACGTGTTTCCGCCCCTTCTGACGAAGGAGAGACCCTTCTTGAAGAGAGGCCTGGCCACATGGGCGGCTGCGCCCAGGGCCGCCCCTTCGCCCAGGATCTGGCCCATATTCTCGTCCCTGTCGCGTGAAGCAAGGGCGAGACTGGAGCCGGCCCCGCCGGCTGCATCTCCAGCCAGACCGCTGCTGAGGGCTGCTGCGCGCCCTGTCATGCCGAGCACACGGGCACCTGCAAGCGCGCCATCTGCAGCCACGCCCCCTACCACGCCGCCAATGGGTGCAGTGGCGGCCACGTTGCCGGCAAAGCGCCCCACCCCCGCCCAATTGCTGTCGCCATACTCCCTGTTATATTGCGCGTCAGCCCGGTCTTCGTATTTAACAGCCGCTTTCAGGGGGTTCCAGCGCGGGGGGGCATGGAGATCGCCGAACCTGTTCAGCCCAAGGACATGCAACCCCACGCCCCATGCCGGGAGCAGTGAGAGATAGGGATGGTCATGGGCAAAGTTCAGCAGGTGGTCCGCGCCGTAAAGCGGCGTGTCCACTACGTCACGCAGGCCTTTTACGAAACCCGTACCGAGGTTTCCATACCATGTCCCCTGCTGGTATTTTGGGCGCGTGTCCTCGGGGTGCAGCACCGGATCGGCCGCCCCCAGGTCACGCATGTAAAAGTCATGCTCGTCCCTGGAGGAAGGGGTAGTCGGAGGGCTGCCCGCTTCCTCGCCGAAATCACGGGTGAAGAAGTCCTGCTCCTGTGGCGTTGACATGGGTGCCTCCTTTGCAGCGTTAGGGGGAGTGGAGAAGGCGTGGTAGGCAGCGGCCACCTTGTGGGGATAAGCGGCTGTCTCCGCATTGGCCCAGCGGCTTCTGTCAGTGCCGGCGTTATAGGCGCGCAGAGCGTCCGCCACGTTGCCGTAGCGGCGCATGTTCTCATCCAGCAGGCGGGCGGCGCCGTAGATGGCCTGCACGCTGTCCGTCGGATCAATGCCGAGCGTGCGGGCGGTCGCAGGCATGAACTGCATGGGGCCGATCGCCCCTGCGCGCGAGCGGGCATTGGGGTCACCACCGGGGTCTTCCACATGGCTGACAGCGCGCAGAAGAACGGGATCGACATTCCAGTATTTCCCGGCCCCCTCATAGGCGCGGTCCAGCTGCTCGGGCGAATAGTCAGTGGGCATCGAACATGCCTGCCTTGCCCATGGCGTTATACTTGCGGCGGAACTCGTCCAGCTGTCTGTCTTTCTCCAGCTCCTTGAGGAGGTCACGTCGTTCATCAGGCGTCATGTGGCGCACCTGAAAGGCGCGGGGGTCGAAGGTCTGGCCGAACTGCTCGTTCCAGCGCCGGTACTGTGCCGGAGGGAGGCCGCTCTTCTGCCAGGCCTGCGCCTTTGCATGAATGGCGTCCTCATTGCCCATGAGCAGGTGCAGGAGGCGCTGATTGGTCTTCTCGGGCAGGGCCGAGTTGGGAAGTATGGGTACTACCGAGGCCAGCTTGGCATCCGTGCCGTCGCCGAGGGCCGCCGCCTGCGCCTGCGCCACGCGGGGCGCCCATTTGTCGAACGCCTGGGCGCTGTTAACGCCTTTCATGTCTGCTGGAAGATCCCAATGATTGAGAAACTTCATGCCACGGCGATATAGTTCTGGCCATGCCCCTGAATCGAACCCATGCATGTCAGCTGTCATGTTGTTCAGCATTCCCAGCCGGTCGCCATGACCGCCTGCCGCCTGCATGAGGGTGTTGGCAGCCTTGGTGCTGGCCTCAAGTTCTGCCTTGTTCGCTTCGACCATGCCTGCGGGCGGGCTGGCCGGCAGGCCGGGTGAGGGCTGGCCGTAACGCCCGTTGCCCAGCACGCCCGTCGGCACCGTGGGGCGACTGAGATAGTTGCCCTGCCCATCCGCACGCGCCGCATCCGCACGGCTGCGGAGTGTCTTCGATCCGTCGGGATTGGTGACCTCCACAGGCGCGGTCGCCGCTTCGGGAGACAGCGTCTTGCCGATAATGGTCCTGGGGTTGAACTTCCCGTCGGTCAGGGCGCTCTGCTGGGTACCGATGACTATGGAGCCGCCGGTATCCACCTGCCTGCCCGCAGTGCCGTAGACATTCTCCTGTTGCTGCTGGGGGGTCTGCATGGCGTTGACCAGCTGTTTCACCCCGCCTGCGATGCCGTCCGGATGGCTTGCGATCTGCTGCACGTAGGGGCTGATGTCAACGCCGGGGAAGAGGGCCTGCGCGGCATGGGCCGCATGAGCGAGGTGGAGGGCGTCAGGATGCATCCCCACGCTCGACAGGATACTGCCGACAACGTTTTTGCGCGCTTCCTGGTTGGCCAGGTCCTCGCTGCGCAGCCTGTTCTGGTTCTCGAACCCTTCTTCCGCGCCATAAGTCGCCCTGGGGTCAGCGGCGATGGTGGCGCGTGCAAGGGCATAATCCGTAACCCCGTTTCTGCCGGTGGCCTGCTGCAGGGCCCGGCCACGCGCCATCCTGGCGTCGTAATCGGCCTGGGCGGCCCGGGTGGCGATCTGCGTGTTCTGGCGGCTGTTCTCGTTGAGCAGCGCCTTTGTGTCATAATCGTCCTGCGCGCTCCGGTTGGCGATCTTCTGGGCCTGGATTGCATTGAGATTCTTTTCCATGCCGAAAAGATCAATGGGTTGCCCGGCAGTCGCCTGGAAGCCGCTAAGGGGGGTGGTGAGGAGATTCCCGTTAATGTCGGCCATGCGGAGGGATCATCCTTTCTTTTGAGGCTTGGCAGGGGTAAGGGCTTCTGAAAGTCCCTGGCCGAACGCGCCGCCGATGTTGGAGATACCCTGCTGAAGGGCATTGCCGCTCTGGGCCGTCAGCGCAGCCCCGGCACCTGCGCCCGCAAGCTTGGCGTTGGCGGCGTTGCCTGCCGTGTTGGTGATGTTGGCGGCCTGCGCGCCTGTGGCCTGCATGCCGGTGTCAAGCAGGGCGTTCTGGCGCGCGAATGTGTTCTGCAGGTTCTGCTGCGCCTGCTGGTTGAGCGCGTTGTAGCCCTGGGCCGTGTTGAGCGTGGTGTTGGCCTGGTTCATGTAGGTCTGGTCAGCCAGGCCGGTGGCGTATTGCTCCGCCGCCTTCTGCGCTGCGCCCGAATTGGCCAGACCGCGCGCCGCCATACCGTTATTGGCGCTCTCAAGCCCCTGGCTCAGCGTGAACTGGTAGCCCGGCGTCTGCTTGAGGTAGGCCTCGGTCATGCCGTTCTGCAGCCGGTTGAGCTGGTTGGCGGCGTCCTGGGTGTAGGTGCTGTCGGTCTGGTTGTACTGCGGCAGGTTCTGCGTCATGTTCTGCAGCGCCTGCGTGCCGAAATCGGTATAGGGCTGGTAGAGGCTGCCCGCCTGGTCGCCTGCCTGCTGGATCGTCTGCGCCGCCTGGTTACCCGCAGCCAGCTCCTGCTGACGGGCCTTTTCGATCTCCTTGATCTGCAGCTTGGTCGCAGCGATCTGCGCGGCACCCTGGGCGGCAGCCCCTGCCCCTGCGGCGATGCTTCCCATCAGCGTGCGCCTTCATAGATGTAGACGCGCCGCGGCCTGCCATCGAGGCAGTCCAGCACAGCCGCCCCGCTGAAGCCGAAGCCCAGCCGCACGGCAAGATAAGCGGCGGCGCGGTTGGCAGGCGGGATGAAGCCCAGCAGGCGCTCAGCCGCGGGATGGTTGCGCCAGAAGGCCGCCAGCATGGCGCGGAAAACCCCCAGGGCTTCCCGCCCGCGCATGAATGGTGCGGCACCGAAATGAACTTCCCAGCGTTCCCCGTCGATGGGCAGGAACATTGCCGCGCAGTCGCGCTCACGCATGAGCAACGCATTGGGCGGCACGGGGTTGTGCAGGATGTCCTCGGCACTCAGCCGGGTTGCGGGCCGCCTCATGACAGGGAATACCCGTTGAGGACCAGCTGCAGCCCGGCCCCGCCGGCACTCAGCACGTCGCCCTTGTTGAGCACGAGGCCGGAAAGCTCAGGCAGGAGATCGGTGCCCATGGTGCCCACCTGGCGCGCAGGGACAAGAAAAACCGCCTGCCCGCCCGCACGCGTCACGCTGACGCTGAGCGTGGTGATGCCCTCAGCGGAATTGGCCGCCACGCCGGAGGTCACCACAGTGGTGCCGCCGGGCGCAGTGAAAACGGTCTGGGGGTCCTGCTTCAGCGCTAGGCCGGGCTGGAGGGAGAGGGGGGTCACTGCCATCGGGAAAAGGCCTCGTCACTCAGGTATTTCCCGTCAACGCTGCTGTGTGCCGTGCGCCCGTGCCGTTACCCTAGAACCCCCCTTTCACCACGCGCAACAGGGGTTTTTCATGAAACGATACCGAAACTTTCTGCCGGTTTCGGTTAGGGTTGCGGTGGGGGCGGGTCCGTCTTCGAAGGCTGAGCGCTAGGAATCCCGCGCCGGTCCTTGTTCTTGATCCAGGCGCCCACCTTGTCGAGAAAGGCCCAGACATCGTTGCCGGATGGATGAACGTAAGCGGGATCTTTCGGGTCGCTGCCCAGTGCTTCGAAGATGTTGTACAGCCATCCCTTTTTGCTTCTGGGAACCTTCACTTTTTTTCGTAGCCAGTTCTCGACTTCGCCATTCCTCAGGACGAACAGGCCATATCGATCAAGGAGATCGAAAAGATTTTCAGCCTTTTCCTTTTCAGCGCCGCTGAGTAAGGCAAGTCCGCCTTCCGACTTAGGCTTTTTGTCGTCTGCGATAAGGCTGGACCAGACGTGGTCGCGGTCCGATTTTATAGAGTGGTGGGGGTGCGGATAATTTATCGCTTCCAAGAGGGGGGCAAAGGTGGCGTTGCCGTTGAGAGCGTCAATGTCAAGAATGGCGGCAACGGGTATCCCCAGCTTCCGGAGTGGCTCAATGATCTTGCGCACTGAATCCTTCCCGTTGGCATTGAGGAAGAGGGTATTGGGCGCGCCTCGTTTAGGGTCCTTTGCCAGAAGTCGCTCATTAAGCTCCTGGTAGAAGGCGCGATCCGCGTCCGCTTCAGTGACTACAACCCCGTCGTAAAAGATGCCGGATAGCGCATTTGCAGACCGCAGAAAGGGCTCTTGCATCATAGTGCGGATGTCGTCATTCGAAAGCATGCGCGCAGTGGCATTGGCTGGCTGATAGGTCAGGCGAACAATATTGACCTTTGCGCCTGACTGGATCGCGCCCATCAGGAACTGGCTGCTATGGGTTGATACAAAAACCTGCTTGTCGCCTTGGTTGGCAGTCTTGGCGATTTCGCGACCTAGCTTATAGGCCAGCGTGGGGTGCAGAAAGGCTTCCGGCTCATCGATGATCATGATCTTCGGGTCGCCTGCGCGCAGTGCCAACAGCATGCCCGTAAAGGCTTTCATCCCGTCGCTCCACTGCCTGATGGGACGCGCATTACTCATCCATTCCAGCGTATCGCCTTCCAGGAGGTGCTCGTTTGGTGGAAACGTGTTCCCATATCGCAAGTGGATTGACGCTCCCTCCTCAGCCATGTCCAGGCCCAGATAAAGGCCGAAAGCATCGAATAAAACTTCCCGTAGCGACTGTCGGCGAGGATCATTCATGAGAAGCTTGGCGAAAGTGGTTTTCGGGTTCTGCAGGTCGCCTCTATCTTGTGCTTTGGTTAAATCAATTCTGCTTGGGCCATCGAGGATGAGCACATGAAAGGTCGCGTAGTATTGAGCGAAGACAGCTGCGTTCCCATCAGGATTTTTCAAGCTATGGCGATAATCTGAGGCGGGAAGTGGCGCTCGAGTATCCATAAAATGGATGCTCATCTGATTAGGCCCATATATTGCTTCCGAAGTACGCCTATTTTTCGGCCAGGCTTCAAGGCCCTTGTCGATTTCTTCATCTGAGCGTTTGCGGAATTTGAGTTCATCAAGAATTACACCAGACGTATTTCCTGTGTGGCAGAAGGCGGCAATTTCGCGCAACACCATACTCTTCCCGGAGTTGTTGGGCCCAACAAAGATGGTAACAGCAGGGGCATCCAACACCAGTGGTTCTGCTTCTGGCCCAGCACCAAAGCGCAATTTTACTTCCTCGATGAGCATCGAAATCTCCTTCCAAGCCTGACTGTCAGTCAGCGGAAGTCGACCGTGCGTGTCAACAGCGTCTCACCCCGCCCGCTCAGGTGTCATTACCACCCGCCGCTCCAGCGCCCCCACCACCTCAGCGTCCGCGCAACGTCGCTCCAGCGCACGCAGCGTGGCGCGCAGGGCCGTCACCTCCAGCAGCGCTGCTTCGGCCGCGGTTCGGGCGGCCTGGGCTTCGGCCAGGGCGGCGGTGGCCTCACGCCGCAGCGCCCAGGCTGCGCTGAGGGCCTGCGTGGCCGTGTTTATCGCCTGGGTGGCATCGCGGCCGGCCACGTTTGCCAGCACGTTGGCCGTGTCAGCGCGCAGGGTGGCGTTGTCCGCCTCCTGCTGCACCCAGGCCCCCGCCACGCCGGGCGCGTAGCCTGTGCGTTCCCACAGCCGGTGCAGGAACGCCTGGGCCTGCTGGGTCAGGCTGCCATCCGGCCGGCAGAACACGCTGCCGATAAACGGCGCGTTGAGGTCAGGCGGTCTCTGGCTGGAACGTGGCCCGCTCATGTCGCCACCGGGTCAAGGGCCAGGAACACGCCCATCAGCGCAGGCGTGCCGGGGTTGGCCGCAGTGCTCTCCCAGGTGAGGCGGTAGACGCGGTCGCGCGCAAAGCCCAGCCGCCACAGGCTCGGCCATGTGTTGCCCCCAGCCCCCAGCGCCAGCTCCACCGCCGGGCCGAACGTCGCTCCGCGGTCATCGGACCAGTCCACGGCCACCGAGCCCCCGGCCTGTTGCTGCACGTCAAGCATGAGCTGGCGGTGAATGCCGCGCTGGCCTGAGGTCAGCAGATGCGGGAAAGCCCGCTGCCGCCGGATTGGCGCGCCCGCGTCATCAGGGTGATCGGGCGAGACCGTGTAGAGCACAGCCGTCTCCCGGTCGCCCGCAAACACGCGCCCGTAAGCCGCCCCCCAGCAGGCAGGGCGGATCTGCTCTTCTGCACCCCCACTATCCAGTGCACAGCGCTCATGCCACAGCTGGGTGGAGACGTCATAAACCCAGCTTGACGAAGCTCCGGGCACGCTCAGCACGTAAAACACATGCCCGCCCTCCTGGTAAGCCGCCCCCAGTGCCGCCCCCAGCGCATCCTCGCCCAACTGTTGCAAAACGTGCTCGATGGGCCAGGTGCTCACGGGCTGGGCGGCTGTCTGCTGGCCCAGGAACACGCGCACCAGCCCGGAGCGCTCGCGCCCCAGCCACATGATGCCGCCATTGGCCAGCCCCTGGCACGAAGGCAGGCGCGCGATCGCGTAAGGGCTGACGCAACCTGCCTCCACCGTCACGCCGGAGACGCGCTGGAAGGGGAAGTCAGATGCGCCGCTGTCATACCAGAACTCCACCTGGTGCCGCCCAAAAAGCCACACATACTGCCCCACCACCTCAAGCCCGATAATAGTGCCCATGGCCGTGGTGTCGCTGGCGACATAGAGCGCATCAAACGCGTCCTCGCCCGCGTAGTTGGAGGGCGAGACATACCAGTTGGTGGTGTCAGGGTTCACGAACAGGAAGAACGTGTCCAGCATGGCCACGGTGGGCGAGCCGTAGAAGCCGGGGTTCTGGATGGGAATAAGATTGCTGTAATCGCCCGCTCCCGCTTTACCGGGCAACCCGATCACCCAACCGCCCGAAGCAACCGAGCCGTTAGGCGCCTGGCCGTCCACGATCACCAGCGCCAGCCCGTTGTCAGACATCCGCACGGGCGTGGTGCCGGCGTCGATCTGCCCCAGCGCTTTCGTGGTCCCGTCCGGCCGCACCAGCCACACGGTGTTGCGGTCCACGGCGATCAGCGCGCCCTGGGTGGTCTGGTAAAGCCCGCGCACGGGGCCTGCGCCCAGTGTCGCGAACACAGCCAGCCCCGAGGTGGGATAATGCGCCACGGCCACCGGCTCGCCCTCCTGGGCAGGCACGGGCTCGGGGTAGAGGTTGAGGCACCGTTGGGCGGCGACCGAAGCCGCGCGCGCCTGGTAGGAGCCGCCGGTGAGGTTGATGCGCTGCAGGGCCATGGCGGGGTCCTCGACCTCCTCAAAGCTTCTGGATGGCAAGCCCCGGCCAGTAGAACGGGCTGGCAACGGGGTTGAGAATGGCCGGCATGCCCAGGTCCGGGATCTGCGTGTTGGCGCTGCGGATGGTCGTCAGCGCCGCCTTGGCCAGGGCCGCCACGGTCGGGCTCGCTTCCTGCCCGTAGGAAGGGGCCACGCGGCAGGCGAGGTTGTAGACGATGGCCTCGGCATATTCCGGCGGCAACTGGATGGGCTGCTCCAGCGTGATGCCCTGGTCCAGCTGGGCCTTGAAGAGCACGTGCAGCTCCCAGCGGTCTCCCGTGGGCACAGGCCACGGCCGGAACTCGCCGATGGGCCAGCACGGGTTGTAGTGGCAGTAATTCGGCCAGGTGTTGAGCCGCTTGAGCCCGATCCCGGCGTAATCCTCATAGCTGTCGATGATCTCAAGCGGATAGTCGATCGGCCATTGCGAGCCGTAACCGGGGTCTGTGCCGCCCGTAAAAGCGGGCAGCGCCACGGTCTCGTCCACTTCCGCGCGCCACGGCACGCCTTCGGGGCCTTCTGCCTGCGCCTCACTCACCCCCGTCACGCAGTCGCCCGGTCCCGGCGCTGGCGTCACGCCGCCCGGGAAGGGCTGGGGATCGGGGGGACCGGCCACCTGCACGGCGGTGACCGCCACAATGTCGTCGTCCAGCGTGTCGGGTGCGTAAGGGTAGAGCCTGGCGTAAGCGGCCTCGATCTTGTCGGGCCTGCGGGCCACGTCCAGGTCACCGCCCGGGCCGATGGTGTAGACCTCCTTGCCGGTGCACGGCCAGGCGTGGTCCAGCAGGCACGGCACGACCCAGCGGCGTCTCTGCCACTGGGCCAGCATCATGCGCAGATGGGCGAACGCCGACTGCACGTCCGGCTCGCCCGGCGCAGTGCCCATGGCCCCGATGCCGATCTGCAGCAGGGCCAGGGTGACCAGGCTGCGCGGCGTGGGCGAGCCGTCCGCGTAAGGATCAGGCGTCAGCGGGACCGGCGTTTCCATGGTCGTTCTTCTCTCCGGCTGTCAGCGGGGCGGCCCCGGCAGCCTTGACAGCCTTGACAGCCTTCTTTCGGGGAGGGGGGGCCGCCTCGCGGGAGAGACGCGCCCGAAAGCGCGCCTCTTCCTCAGCCGAGTTGAGCGTCACGTGAGCGAAGCCGCCAGGGACGGCCAGGCTCTTGGGATACTCTGCCACGGCCCTTACTCCGCAAGCTCAGGCACGATGCACGCCCAGTCGCCGCGCAGCATGGCCAGGCCGTAAAGCACGTCCAGCCGGGTGCCCCGCGTGTCATCGCTGCCGTTGTAGTAGGTCAGCGTGCGCAGGCTGATGCCGTCCAGCGAAGCGCGGCCGCAATCCACCACGCCCGCGCGCACCAGCTCCAGGTCCACCGTGACCATGGTCAGGGCTTTCTTGGAGTAAAGCAGGTTGCGCCGGATGGCCTTGCCCTGCGGATTGACCATCTTGACCCCAGCCCCGTTCTGCGGCGCTTTGGCAACGGTCTGGTAAGGCACCGGCGTGCCGTCTTCCTTGGGCGGGATGATGGCAGGCGAAACCGGGATGGACGTGCTGCCGGACGGGCAATCGGCCAGCACCACGAACTGCTGCAGCGTGTGGCGGTCCTTCTTGGTCACCCGGTTGACGGCATTCACGCCCTCAATGGTGATGATGTCGCCCTTGTTGAGCCCGCCATTGATGGCTGAAACCGTGATGGCCGAGCTGTGGGGCGAGGTGACGGAGCTGATGGTGACCACAGGGGCCGGCTGGCCGTTGGGCAGGTAGGAGCCGTAAGCGCCCGTTGCCGTGGCCTTGCTGTCATAGGAGCCGCCAACGGAAATGGCGACCGTCTGGTCCTGCATCCAGCCCTTCACGCCCAGGATCTTGGAGCCCATCTGCCCGTCAATGGTCTGGGTGGAGATGCGGTCGGTCGGGTTGAACATGTTGGCCATGGCCGCAACGGTGTTGGCGTCCGTATTGGGGTCAAGCACGGCGTAACGGTCATTGAGCGGCGCGTTGCACTCGGTCAGCTTGGCCTTGGCGCGCAGCCAGGTGTTGGGGTTGGGGGAAAGCAGGTTGCCGTCCGCATCCTGGTTGAGCACCATGTTGGAGACATCAAGGGCCAGCGTCATCGCGTCAGAAGCCACCTGGCCCAGCAGGGCGTTGACGGCAGGCGCGATATAGCGCTCGGAGAAGTCGTCGATGTTCAGCGTGCGTTCCTGCGTGCTGAACGTCATGGGCACGTTTTTGCGGTAATTGACGGTGATGGGGATCGACCGCTCTTCGGTCGCCTCGGGGTTCACCACGGGGCCGTCCTGCACCACGTAGTCATTGGGCAGGCGCACGTTGAGCGTCGCGCCGATCTTGGCCCCTTCGCGGGCGAACTGGGACTGGTACTGCCGGTCGATGTTCTGGATGAAGTCGTTGGTGTTGCGTCGGATCGCCAGCGCCTCGCGCGTGATGATCGAGTTGTTGATCAGGGCATTGGAAGCCATCTGGATTTGCTCTCTGAAAGGGCGTGTCCCACCTGCGCCGCCCCTCAGGTTAACCAGGGCGTGTTGAAGCCAGGCGTGTGCCGTTTTACCGAGTGCGGCTCTCAGGCCGGAGGTGTCGTCCCCGTGGACGCCGGGTTTAAGAGACGCCGGAAGTCTGCCGGGATGCGCTCCCGTGGGCGGCAGGCCACTCTAGGCAGCGCTTTTCACCGCCCGCAATGCCCCATGTATTCCAGAAAAAAGCCCCCCCCCGTGAAGGGAAGCGGGCTCGTGTCGTTATCCCTCAGCGCTTCCTGGCGCGCATGGCGACGTATTCCTCAGGGCTCAGGCTCTCATCATAGATGGAGCGCTTGCCCGCCCGCCCGGTGCCTGAAGGCGTGGCATCCACCGGCGGCGGCGCGTTGGAGATCCCAGCCCCTGCCTCTGCGGGGGGCGGGGCGGCCGATGCGTGGCCTTTGGGCGCATTGAGCCCGGCTTTCTCGGCAAAGGCGGCCAACAGGGCGAACTGCTTGCGCGGCGGCGCGTCAAAGATGGCAGCCGCCGCATCGGGGTCGCGCGACAGCGCATGATACAGCTCGCCTGCGCGGTGGTGGTCGCCAATATCGGCCAGCAGCTCGCGGTGGGCGGGGTTGTCGAAATCAAGCCCGGCCTTCTCCTGCAGCGCCTGCGTTGCCGGCACGATCGCTTCCTCCCCGTGCGCGTCACGCACGGCCTGGGCGAGGCGGAAGGCCATGGCGTGGAAGCCCAGCAGCTCTTCAGGTGACATCTCGGGCTGCCCCGGCGCTTCCTCAGCCGGCGGGGCCATGCCGCGCGCAGCGGCCAGGGCGGCGCGGAGCTGGCGGTTTTCCTCGATGTGGCGGTCACGCTCTTCTTCGGCACTGCGGCGGGCTGCCGTCAGCTGGCCGATGCGCCGCTCCGCCCAGCCGCGCCCCTTGCCTTCCTTGGTGCTGTCGGAAGCGATGCCTTCCTCAACGTCCTGCTCAGGGTGCAGGTCTCCCTTGTGGGTGGCGTCATCAATGCCTGCGGAAAAATCCATGCCGCTGTAGCGGGAATCCTCTGCAATCCGCGCCTGGTCCAGGTCTTTCTCGCGGTTCAGGGTCTTTCTGGTGCTCATGTCAGGTCCTCTTGTGGGGTGTTGGGGTCGGGGGTGTCTGGAGTGTTGGTGGTGTCAGTGGGGGCGGGCGCGTCAGGCGGGGCGGGGCCTGGTTCCGGTGGTGAGGGCGTAACCGCGCCCACCACGGGCCTGGGGGCGTGCACCGCATCGCCGCGCACATTGGTCGTGGGGAGAGGCGGCAAGGCGTGCAACGGCGCAGACGGCCCCGGTTCCGGTTGGGGCTCGGGCACCTGCGGCTGTTGCATGTCCTGGCCCCGTTCCTGCACTAGGACCTGCCGCACCAGCTCTTCAAGCACCGGGCGCAGGCTTTGCGGGTCGATTGAGCCCAGCGCGGCCATGCGATCGGTCTCGTCGCGGTGCTGGCGCGCCTGGGCTTCCACCTGCAGGCGCATGGCGTCAAGCTGGGTGTCGGCCTGCGCCTTCTGCGCCCGCCAGGCGATGTCGGCCTGCCGCAGTTGCAGATGCGCCTGGGCCGCCTGCAGCTCCTGTTGCAGTTGCGCAATGGTTTCTTGGGCCTGCTGCAATTGCGGGGAGGGGCCAGCCGTGAGCGCCTCATAGATCTCGTCAGCCAGCGGGAAGTCACTGGCCTTGAAGAGATAAGGCAGCACGGTGGGGGCGCTTGCGGGGTCGGAAGCCAGGATCTGCGAGATCGCGTTGAAGGCATCCTGCCTGCGGGTGGCAAAGGCCGGGCCCACATCCGCCTCCACGTCATAACGCCCGATGGTCGGGTTGACCGCCAGCATGGCCCCTTCGATCACGTTCTGCCGACCGGGGTCCGGCTGGGCCGGGGGCTGGCCCTGACCCTGCGGCGGCAGGGGCGTGCCGTCCGGCCCCACCATGGCCGCCGCCTGGTCCAGCCCCGGCATGACCAAGGCCGTGGAAAGCGTGCCGTCCTGGCCCATCACCTGCACGGCGCGCCTGGTGTCATACACAAAGGGAATGGCGTCGATCAGGATCTTGCCGATCAGCCGCAGCGCCATGCCCTGGTTGTCGGTGTAATGGTAATTGGCCGTGTCGCTCTGGCGCTGGCGCTCATTGATCGCCCGGCCGGAGCGCTCATTGCCCGGCGCCCCCATCTCGGCCTGATACTGGCCGGTCACCATCTGCATCTGCAGATCGGCGTTCTGCATGGCCTGCAGGTGCCCCGTGCTGCCGGTGGGCGGGTCCAGACGTTGCGGTGCCGGAATAGGTGTCGCGTCATCAGGGTCGATACCCCGGTAAGGCAGATAAGCGCGGTTGGAGGTATTGGCCGAGGACCACTCATTTTCCCAGCCTTCCACCGCGCGCTCATCCACCAGCCACGGCGCTTTCGCCTGCAGCGCCACGCTTTCGACAAACGCGCTTGCCGAGTAATTATACATGCGCTGCGGGTCGATCAGCGGCCGCACCAGCCCGTGCCGGTCCAGCCGCCCGCGGATCACGCTTTCAATGCCCACGAAAGGGACCAAGGGCACATGGCGGAACACCGTGGGCCCGTGCGAGACAATGGTGCTGCCCGCAATCAGGAAGAACTCCACATGCGGCTGCGTGACCGCCCGGTGCCGCGCCCCAGCCTCGCGCAGGGCGCGCAGCTGCTCAGATGTCATTTCGCTCTGGCGCAGGCTTTTCACCGTGCCGTCCGGCTGGGGCGCCGCCCACAGCACGTCGCGCCGCTCGCTGCGCCGGTAATACCGCATCACGCGCACGGTCTCGCGCTGCGCCTCGGTCTCCTCGCCCGGGTCCAGCATGAGCGGCACGCAGGCCTCTTCCTCATGCTCGGGGTAGAGGCGCGCAAACACGTGTTTGGGGATGTCTTCGACGATCATCGCCCAGCGCATGTCCGAATGATCGGGCTCGATCGTATTGGGGTCGGAATAAACAAAGCTCGGGTCAGGCACGGACCGGATGAAGAAATCCTGGTCAAAAGAGTCCTGGCCCTGGAGGTAATCAGTGACGATATGCACCCACCCCATGCCCACGCGCACCTGCCCCGCAATCGCATTGGCATAAGCGTTCTGCTGCGCGTTGGACTGATACTCGATGTGGCGGATGATGCCCTCAAGCACGTCAGCCGCCTTGGCGGACGCTCCGAAGCCGGTCGCATTGACCTTCACGCTCATCGCCGCCTGGCGCGCATCATTCTCCACCTGAAAGACATGCTGTGCCGTCTTGTTGATCGTCAGGCACGGCCGCGGCGACCCGCCAAGCCCGCCTGAGCGCGCCTGGTAGGCAGCCGCGTCCCACTGGTTGTGGTTGCGCGCATCGCCATGGAAGAACCGCAGATCCTCCAGCGCCTGCGCCCGCCAATCCGCCTCAAAATCACGCGACGCGGCAAAGCGCTCCCGCACTTCAGCAAGCACAGCCTCGGGATCATCAGCAGGGGCAACCCGGAAATCTCTCATACCCGCCCCTTAACCCGCCGTTTTCACCACCCGCAATGCCCCAGCCGGGCCCGGAATACCTCTCAGAACGCCTGCCACCCGTTGGGCCCGGCCAGCGGAGAAACGCGGGGTTGGGGCCGGGTGCGGGCGTCGCTTTCGCGGTCGCGCAGGCCCACGGCCAGATAACGGAACGCATCAGCGTAGTCTGAAGCCCAGTCATGCAGCGGGCGGTCGCGGTAGCGCTTGTTGAGGTCGTCGTAGCTGCGACGATACTGCTCCAGCGCGTCTATCCCGCGCTCGCAGCGGACGCGGTCGAACCGGCAGCGGGGCAGCAGGTTGCGCACGGCCTGGATGCCGTCATCCACCTGGCCGCGCGGCAGCACGCGCACCGGGCGCACGCCCAGACGGCGCAGCGTGTCGATCCGCCGCTCGCCCGTGCCCAGCTCGCTGTTGCCCGCGTCATGGGGCAGGATATGCTGGCGGTAGATGTAAGGGCGCTTGTCGAGCTCGCGCACATACCAGTCCATGCCGACGCCCGAGCCTGCAATGCAGTCGATCACCCGCACTTCCGGCCCCACCTGCTGGGCGATCCAGATCACCGTGCTGTCGCCGATGCCCAGGTCCCAGGCTGTGACGCAGGGCAGGGCGGGGTTGTGAGGCACGTCACCGATGCGGCCCTGGGCGTGCAGGGCGCGCATCAGGCGGCCATAGTAAGCCCCCAGGATCTGCGCATCAAAACTGCACTCATATTCCTGCTCGAACTTCGCCAGGCCTTCTTCCTCGCCGTAAAGGGCGACAGCAGCCGCTCTCGAGGCCTCAAGCTGGGCTGGGGTGAAAATCCCGGTCTCGCTTGCGCGCAGCACGGCGGTGAACCAGGCGGGGTCGGCGCGCGTGGCCTGGAACATGCGCCAGGCATGGTTGCGCCCGCGCGGCGTGGTGATGAACAGCGCCCAGCCGCCGTTTTCAGACAGCATCGGCTCCACGTAGCCCCAGGCCGAGGGGTTGGCCAAAGCCCATTCCGAAAACACAACCCCTACGGGTGTCGCGCCCACAAGCGAGTTGTAATTGTCCGAACCCAGCACCTGCCACGTGCTGCCGTTGATGAACTCGATGAACATGTCGCGCTCCAGCGTGCGGGCGCGGATCTCGGGCGGGAAGGCTTCATCAACCCGCCGCCGGCCGGTATGCGGGTTCACGGCCGTCCAGATCGCCTTGCGGGCCTGCGCGGCCTCGGGCAGCATGTGCCAGTAATTGCCCACCCGTTGCATGGCCGAAACGGAAGTCCAGTTCAGCGCCAGGTCGTCCTTGCCGAAGCGCCGGTGCGCGATCAGGTTGAGCCGCGTGCCGCCGGCCTGCAGGTAGTCCCACGCCTCCCACTGCGCTGCGCGCGGCCGCCAGCCATGGGCGGGCAGTATGATTTCCCCTGCGCGCGCATCGCTCACCGCTCATTCCCCGCGGGTGAGATGCTGCACGATGATGCGGAAGGGGCCTTGCGCGTCCACAGGGTCGCTTCCGGCCAGGGTTTCAACCGTCTTTGGTTTGCCGAAAGCCCGGTTGAGAATGGCCTCAGCCGCCCCGCGCCGCTCCAGGGGCCGCGCCTCGGGGTCGCGCATGATGGCGAGCTTGACATCCAGCGCCTCCTTCCAGTGCTGCTGGGCGTAGTGCGTCGCTTCGCGCAAGGCCCTGGAAGTTTCAGTCTCAGCTCCGCCGTCGGGCGCAGCCGTCTTGCGCGTGGTGGTTTTGCGCGGGGCAGTTTTGCGTGCGGGGCGGGGACTTTCAGCGGGCATGTTTTCTTCGCTCCGCCACCCGGCATTGCGGAATGTAGCGATAAACCGCATTGCTCACCGCAGGCCGCGTGGTGCCCATGCTCTCAGCCGCCAGCGCATGGGAAAGCCCCTGCCGCAACAACCACTCCAACCGCCTGACCCGCTTCGGATCCCAGACCCTCCGGCCCTCAACCTCCGCCATAACGCGCCCCTGACTACTTCCCGAATACTTAAAGAGACTGTCTTTGTACGGAATTGGTTTCCCCATGGGCAAGGTGGGGGGGAAATAATAATTGAGTTATTTAACACCCATAAGGTTGAAATTTGACGAACGATCTCCATATTATGGAGGTGACGAATGATCGCCACATTATAGAGGTATAGATACTTAATTAGGAAATTCTTATGAATATTGGTAAATCTGATGCTAAGAAAGATCTTCAGCAATTTGTGAATAAATTACGCGAGCAATATCGGCAGCAGCTCGCAGGGGATCCTGAACTTTTAGCGCGACGAGAGGAAATTTTGGATGGGATGCTCGAAGAGGTAATACCAAAACTGGAAAGTTTTCAAAAACGTTCTTCTGAGGCCTTAGAGGCAGTAGAAAAATTAAAGAAATACCTCTTAAATTAAAAATAAGTTCCGCTCTTTTTGGGGCTTTAGGATTAGTTGCTTCCCGTGTCTAAGTCTCGACTATCGGGCCTTAGGTGCTTGCCCTAGAAGGTTATGCTTCTCCCTTCCGGAAAGGCACCTGCTCTCCAACCTGCCCCAACAAAAGCCCCTGCTCCGCACCAGCCCTGCTTTCTGCAAGGGGCGAGGTGTCTTTGAGCAAGCCCTTTATCCGATCAAGCCTGCTCATCAGGCGCTCTTGGCTCAGGGTAACCAAGCGCCGGGTGCCGGGTGATCTTATGGGCGCGTTCACCAACCGGGGCGGCAACGCATCAAGCTGGCTTACTTTCGCCACTATGGCTCTCAGCCCCTAAGCCCCGTCCTGCCGCCCCCGCGCGGGCTCTGCCGCCAACCGGGCCCGGAGCTGCGCCTCGATCGCCTCCAGCCGCGCCAGCACGGCTGCGTCAGTCGCAGACTTGGCGGACGGGGCCCGAGCCGCCTGGTCCAGCCTTTCGCTCATGGCGGCAACAGTGGCCTGCATCCTGAAATATTTTCTGTGCATGAGCACAACGCACCACGTGATGCCCAGCACGATCATGATCGGCGCGGCGTAATGCTCGTAAGGCCCGCCCATGGAGATCAGCACGCGGGCCAGCGCGTATTTGTACATAAACCCGATGAAAGCCTTGCCTGCTGCCGCCCCGGTCATGCGCGCCCCCGCCAGTTCACTTCAACCCATTCCGCAGCCCCGGGTCGGGGCGAGCGAACACGTTTCGATACAAGAACGTTTCCGCCCCCGTGCGCTTCCACCAATCCAGGCCCGCGCGCCCTGGGAGGCGGCAACTCGCGCAGCAAGGCCTCGATCGCCCCCAGCCGCGCCATCACCGCCGGGTCAGGCTCCCCGCCACCGGCCGAAGCCCCCGCGATCTCCGCCTGGTCCAGCTTCTCCTGCAGGGCGCGGATCTCCCGGTTCAGCTCCCTCTGGTGGCCTGACTGCAGCAGGATGTAGACAGCCAGCAGAACCAATGCGCCCAGCAGAATCAGCTGGTTCTGGTCCCAGACATAGCGGTGGATGTGTTCAGCCTGCAGGGCCCCCTCCATCATCACTCTCCCCAAAACACCTGCCCGCAAGCCTTGACGGGCCCCGGGCGCGCCAAAGATACAGCCCCGCTCTGCAGGCGCAACCCCGTCACCCGAACCGCGCCCGGTCCGCCGCCAGCATCGCGCGCTGCAACGCCCTGAGCGCCTGGCCGATGGTGCCCGCCCCCCTGATGAGCAGGCCTGCAATGATCCCCAACCCACCATAAGCCACGATGTCTTCGCCCACCGCCTCGCTGATATGGCCGATGCACATCCCCACAATCAGCAGGGCCACGATGTTGACAACCCACCACGCCCATATTCTCAGCCGCGTCCTGAAGGGCAGGGGCGCTTCCTCTTCCTCTTCCTCGGGCTCGGGCTCACGCTCAGCCCCAGCGCCCGGGTGAGGGGCGGCAACGTCTTCCCCCTCCGACCGGCCGCGGCCCGCAAGGGGGCTGTATTTCCGCACAGCCCGGGAGAATTTCACCATCATGGGCACTTCCCGCACAGCGCGCGCCAGCGTCCCTACCAGGTCCACCACTGCGGCGATGAACGGAAAGGCCAGCAGGGCCAGGCACGTGAAGGACAGCACCCACACGCAGGCGCAGCTGGGTTCGTAAATGCCCTGGGCGTTGCGGTGCTCGGTCAGCGTGAGGCCCCAGCCGGCCAGCAGGTCGAACGCCCACATTTTCGCCCCCCAGTAGCGCACCGCAAACCACAGAAACCTGCCCAGAAACTTCACGCCCGCGCTCCTTCCCCAACTGCTTCCCCCCAACGGCTTCGGGAGGCAGCCTAGCTTTCAGCGCGGGCGATGCCAAACGGCTTTTATTTCTGCGCTCTTCCAGCTTCAAGGACGGCAAAAGCGCCGGGGAAATACTGTCGCAGCACGCCCACTTGTGAATGCGCCGCTTCTTCGGGTGAGGTGCCGCGGTCCGCCCCAAGCTGGCGGAACCCATCCGCCTGGTGGGCGCGGTACTGCGCCAGCGCCAGCGTGTCGCCGCGTGACAGCGGCGCGCCCGCGTCATTCACGGCGCTCAACACCTCGGCTGCACGCAGCATTTCCCGGCGCCGGCGATCAGCCACGCGCAGGGGGGCGGAGAATTCCTGCAGCAGGTCGCACAACCGCTTGAGGCTGGGGAAGAACTCGCACCGCCTGCGCACGTAGCGCAGCGCGTCAGGCCCCCAGATCTCGTCAGGCAGCCCCTCGGCCATCACGTCGCGCACCATCTCGGCGAAGAACTCGGCGCGCCGGGCGGCCGTCCACCCCTCGCTCATGCCTTCATGGGCCAGGTAGCTGCCCAACCGCGCCAGCCACGCGCCGATCCGCCGGGCGCGTCTGCACTCACTGCCTGAATCAGTCCCGGGCCCCCTCATCGCACCACCCCTGCCTGGCGCAGCGCCTCACGCTGCCAGTCCTCCATCTCGTCGGTGATCGGCGCGTCAAACCCCGCCACCAGGTCGGAAAAATCCGTCCGCCCCCGCACTTCTGGCCGCCCGCTGCCGCCAGCCCCGTCCCCCCGGCGCACCGGAAAAACCCCGACCCACCCGCGCTGGGTGGACTGGTCCAGCACCGCCTCCACATCCTGCCCCTGCTCGCGCAAAGCCTGCAGCTGGCGCAAAGTCAGGGCGATGGCGCGCGGGGTAGGGGGCTTGCGGGCCTGGCGTCGCATCTCAAGCCATCCCTCCCAGGCGGCAAGTGGCAGCCACTCCGGCAGGTCCTGGGTCACCAATGCGGTGGTCTTAGGGGGCGCAGAGGGTTTTGCAGCACGGGGGGCAGGGGGGAGGATAATTGAAGGTTCCGTGTCAGTTCCTGTCAGTTCGGGTGCAGCTGGCGCCGGTCTGGCAGCACGTGATGCACCCCGCCCTGCATGGCCCGCACCTGCAGGGCCTGCCGCCCCGCCCGTCTCCCCCGGCACCCGGCCCAGGTTGAGCCGCACTTCAGAGCGGCACTTGCCCCCCGGCCTGCTGAGCACGCCCTTGGCACGCAAGGCGGTGATCGATGCGCGTACGGAACGTTCCGATAGCCGCGTCATCTCCATCAGCCGCGCTACGGCAGGCCACGCCTCGCCGCCTTCATTGGCATGATGGGCCAGGGCGATGAGCACCAGCATCTGCGTGCTGCTGAGGTCAGCCTGCTTCCACGCCCAGTTCATGGCTGCAAAACTCATGGCCGCCCCCCTGCTGCCAGAGGCGCGCGGTTGATAGGCTGGAGGGGAAACGACACGTTGCGGGCGGCCAGGCCTGAGGCGTGGCGAAGGAAAAAGCTCTGCATGCGGCGGGGGTTAAGCATTTTTAATTCCAACGTAAAGCATTTTCGCTTATAGCTGGTTTCAATCCCGCAAGCCCCCAGCCTGAAAGCCCGCACGCCATGCCCCAACCCACCCCCGCAAGCCCCGACAACGCCGTGCGCGCGCGCCAGAAAGCCTGGATAGACGCCATCCGCCAGGCAAGCGGCCACAGCTATTCCCGCATCGCGCGCGAATGCGGCCTGGCGCAGACAACCGTCAGCCGCTTCATGGATGACGGCCAGACCACCGGGGCGCTGTCAGCCCGAACGGAAGCGCGGATCAGCCAGCGCTACGGCGACCCGCAAGCCCCTGCGCCCCACGCGCCCGCGCTTCCCACGACTGACGCCCAGACCCTCTCCATCCCGGAATATGACGTGGCCGCCTCGGCCGGCGACGGGCTGATGGTGCCCGAGATGCAGCACCCCAGCCGCTACTGGACCCTCCCGCTCGAAGCCCTGCACGGCATCCGCGCCTCGGCCCTGGGCAAGCTCGCCATCCTCACGGTGGCGGGCGACAGCATGCTCCCCGATTACGCGCCGGGCGAGAAGATCCTGGTCGATACCGGCGACCGCCGCATCACCCATGACGGCGCTTTCGTGCTGTGGAACGGGGCCGGGCTGGTGGTGAAGATGGTCCAGGTCATCCCGGGCCCCAGGGGCACGCGCCGCCTGCGCATCATCAGCAAGAACGCCGATTACCCGCCCTATGAGCTACCGCCTGAAGACGTGGTGGTCTCTGGGCGCGTGGCGGGAAAATGGGTATGGAAGTGAAAGCCGGATTTTTTATGACACGCACAGGGGAGGGATGAGATGAGTTCCGAAGCCGACAATGAAAGCACGCACGCCCCGATGCGCTGGGAATTCGCGTCCTACATGTTCAACGGCGAGCGCAAGACCCTCCCGTTCCCCAAGGGCGAGGCGGAGGAACGCGGCATCCTCAACCTGCTGGCCACCATCATAGACCTGGACACGCTCCAGGAAGTGCTGGGCCACGTGCTGAAATGCACTGTCTGCGGCCAGGAGATCTCCCACCCCATCACCACGACCGCCAACCCGACCTACCTGCCCACCAGGAAAGAAGGCGAGTTCGCCATCGAGACCCGCACCTTCTCCTGCACCAATTGCGGCAATATTTTAAGCTTCTTCCCGGACCGGCTGCAGGAGATCCGCGACAGCCTGGGCATAACCCCGGTGAAGATCAGCGACGAGCCGCCAGCCGAGCCCTACTCCCTGCCCGGACAGGACGCAACGCCGCCGCCCCCGCAGGCCCCAACGCAACAGCCCGCAACGCAACAGCCTGCAACGCCGCCCCCGACCGGGCAGGCCCCAACCCAGCCCCCGAAACCTTTCCTGGAAAAGGCCTTCCAGGGCCTGCTGAAAACGCTCGGCCTGCACAAGGGCGACCGGAAGGGTGATCAGAAGGGCAATGACACGGGAGCGCGCAAATGACCGTCAACACACCCCCGGAAAACACACCGGAAAACAACTCCGGAAACACGCCCGAAAACACCCAGGGCACCAGGCTCGCAACCTTCACCTTCAAGGGCGAGACACTGGCCTTCAGGATAGGCGACCAGCCCGGGGAGGACGCGACCTACCTGAGCGGCGTGATGAGCGCGATTGCCGGAACCTGCCTCAAGGAGCTGCTGGGCCACCACCTGAGATGCACCATGTGCGGCTGCGGGGACGCGGTCTGCCCGGGCAGGTATGACGACCCCTTCAAGCTGCCGCTGAAATCCGGCACGACCGTGCCCTATTACGCCTTCGGCTGCCTCAGTTGCGGCCATCTCCAGACCTTCGCCTACAACATCATCCACGAGCTCATGGAAAAATACGGGGTGGGGCGCGTCCACTTCATCAGCGAGGAGGAAGGCGAAACGGGCCCGGCAAAAGTGGACCGGGTGATCGGCACCATCCCCCTGGCCACCTGCTGAATTTTGAGCTGAGTTCTAGATAACCGGAACGGGAAAGCGAAAATGACCCCAGAAAACAATTCGGAAAATAACCCGGAAAACAACTCCGGAAACAACCCTGCCAGCGCCCAGCCCTACAGAAGCGGGGCCTTCATGTTCGGCGACCGCCGCATGACCGTCACCCTGTTTGAACCCCAGACAGACGTCCGCATCGCCCGTGACATGGTCCTGCGCTCCATGATCACCTTTGCGCTGGACCAGTACCTGCTGCAGGACGACGGCCCCGGCCTGCACTGCACGGTATGCAACACCCCGCTGGTCAACAGCCTGTGCGGCCCAGGCGACCTCACCCTCCTGGTCCGCAGCGCCCACCCGGCCCAACCCACCTACACCTTCTTCTGCGGCAAGTGCAGCAACATGGAATCCTTCATGACCTCCCGCGTCTACGCCATCATGAAACAATGCGGCATGAACCCGGACCACATCGAACTGAGCCACGAAGCGGCGGAGGGGTGAAAGGCCCTCTATTAGAAGAAGCAGATATCCGTTTAAGGAGCTCCCGGAAATGGTAGAAATTCCCCCTGTCGCCCCATTCCTGTTGGTTTTAGCGGGCTATTATCTCTGTTTCGGCTATTTAAATCCGTTCATCAGAGGAACCGGCAAAAAAATTTACCGAAAAAATTTCCTGAATATCATGGAATTTATTAGGGATGGGAATCCTCAGAGATTTAGAAGGAAGCTCTGGGTTACAATCATTTTTGAGATAAAATCCTATGAAGATAGAGTTGATTTAGAGATCAATATAACGAAGAAAGAAATAATTGAAATAAGCAAAGAAATGTTGGAGGAAAGGGTCAAAAAATATTCTGAAAATTTATGCCGGGTTGGAAATTGGATACTTATACTTTCGTCTGTCCTAACAATAGCGTATTTCTCAACGAAAATCTCCTTTTTAAAATCTCTGCTGGAAATCTCAAAAATTATTGGGATTCCAAATTCCCTTTCAAATAGTGATCGAGCAATTTTGATATATTGCCTTATTGGGTGTTTAGGCAGCATGTTTGGTGGACTGATTCATTTTAGAGGCGTACAGCTCAGCAGAATTGCATTACTTAAGAGCCCTCCGTAGGCAAAAATTGCTTGATAGACCGTCTCGCAGCCCTACTACCTGAGCGCCTATAGTAGCCTCACTTTTCTGGTCCGCGGTGCTCACCTGGTCCAACCCATCTGCACCTTACTTCTGCGATAGATGGACCAACACGGAAACCTTTCTCACCTCCCGAGTCTATGCCATCATAAAACAATGCGGCATGAGCCCAGACCACATCGAGCTGAGCCACGAGGCGGCGGAGGGGTGAGGCAAGGATGTGATTTATCTTTGGATAAAGTTAAGCCTCAGTCAGGTTTTGGCACGAGAGCTGGAAAAGAATAAAATTGTGAAGAAGCCTTACCGATTAAGAATTTACGGGTTTTCTTAATTTTCTTGCAAATTTCTATTTTGGGTTCCAAATTTCTTATCAGAATGGAAATTAATTTTCGTAAGGATTGATAAATGAGTTTTTCAGAACTTCAAAGAAGTATTCTCGAATGTCTTAATCAACGCCGAGGATATTGGCTCACTTATAGTGACTTTGAAGGAATTGACTTAACGTACGATGATTTATGTATTGAAGTGCTATCTCTAAAAGAATATGGACTAATAGAAGCCGATATTAGGGGAAAGCCATGGGGAGGTTATATTCTACTTGGGGTAAGGATTAATAATAAAGGGAGTGATTCTCTAAAGGAGGATGGAGGCTTAACGGCTCAATTGGAGACGGTAACAGTCAGGTTAGATCCTAATAGCTTTAAAGCGTTAATTGAAACTTATATTGACGCTTCTAACCATTCTCTCGAAGAGAAATCTAGACTTAAGGAGGGGCTTAAAAAATTATCTGCTATGGGATTGCAGGCAGTCGCTCAAAAATTGATTGATATTGGCTTAAAGCATGCTCCTGATCTGTTGACGTTAGGGATCTTTTGAGCAGCTAAAATACCACTCTAAAAATGAACAGAGTTTTCGAAATATTTAGCCTTATTAAGCATGGAGGAATTCATCTTAGCTTTAATAAGTCTAAAAAGCCTATTATCTTGACATGAAAGCAAATTTGCTTATAAATCCCCTCGCAGGCCCACTGCCTGGGAGAACCCCTGATGCGCCCAACCGCTCCCCTCACCAGGGAAGACCACCGTGCCCTGCAATACGGCAAGCTGCTGCTGAGCCGGGGCGGGCCGTATCATCCCGAGCATGAGGCGCAGCTGCACAAGGCCTATATGGATCATTGTGCGGAAATGGCTGAGCGCATTTTTGAAAAATCCGTCTCCGATGCCTTCGCTGACGCTGCCTGGGCCGCCGAAACGCTTGAGGCGGTGATCACAGTCAATGACTGCGGCGGGGAGGGGGGCACGGAAGACTTCTGCCCCCACAACACCGCCGCCAGCCGCGCCGGCTATTGCGGCGCGCCGGGAATGGAAGCGCGGGCCTGACCCGCGCCCCTCACCACAGCTGCTTAAAGCTCGCAGCGATCTCAGCTTCTATCTCTTCCTGGGAAACCGGCTGAAAAGGTTCCTGCGGCGCGGCAAAAGCGAGCATTCCCACCCATTGGGCGACGGCCGCTTTCAGAAAAGCACGCGGTCCATTGAAGAAAGCAAACATTAAGGTTTTCCTTTCAAGCCATCTCCGAAATTCACCCCACAACAAGCCGCAGAACAAACGCCAGCACGCCGCCTGCGATGGGGGTGAAGATGAGCAGCCTCAGGGTCCATTTCAGGATGGTGCGGCTTCTTGCAAGGATCTTCTCGTTTTCCTGCAAGCGCCCCTCATACTCTTTTATGAAGAGCTGGAGCGTGTCCGTCTCTGTCCGGGCGCGCGCGGTCTCGGCATTGCCCAGAAGCCGGTCTGTCTCTGCTGGGGTCAGGTTGATGCTTTCCCAGTTGCGGGCGTGAAACCCCTTGATGCACAGCAGCCCGGCCGCGCTGAAGCCCAGGGCCATGCAGCCGCACACCACCTCCAGCGAAGGTTTGGCAAACGCCCCGCCGATACTGGCCGTGGCCAGGGTGGCATAGAGGGGCAAAAGCGTGACAAAGCGGGCCATGATGCGGTCATGCATGCTCACCTGCTCGGCCGCATAGGCTTTGAGAAAGGCGAGCTTCTGCCGCGCAATCCACAGCGGGGTGATTTGGGGGTCCGTGTCCGTCAT